AATAGGAAGAAATAACGAACAATGCGAAGCGGGCCAAGCGAGCAGTGTGACTATATTTCTGACCGGGCGAAAATGTACGCCGAAATTGCAGAAACAAAAGTTTTAATAAAAAATTATGAAGTGGGTTAAATTATGAAAACGACAAAAATTTATAATAACGAAAAAGAGGTTTACAGCGGCAATTGCTATGTTAATACGGTAATTTTCAGAGATAGAATTTGTGATGAATTAAAAAAAGTTGGTCAAGATGGAATAAAGTTCTCGCTGCAACTTAGTAATGGGAAAGACTCAAAAACAGGCGAATGGAACAAGCCAACATTTGCCGACTGTACTGCGTTTGGAGAGACTGCGAAGCGTATTTTAAAAGAGTACAAGGCAAAAGATGAGATTTGGCTTATTGCAAAGTATTACTCAAAACAGCAAGATGGCAAGTATTATAAAGGTTTCATTGTTCGCGAAATTATCACTGAGCAAGAAATACAACAGGCCGGAGAAGCTGTGTTTGACAACGATTTGCCATTTTAGGGGGGTGAGTTTGAGTGCAAAGAGATTTTAAAGGAGTCTGGATACCAAAAGAAATTTGGTGCCAGAACGATTTGAATATCACTGAAAAAATAGTGTTGTCAGTAGTAAGCACACTTTCAGAGCAGGATGATGGTTGTTTTGCGAATAATGAATATTTTGCACAACTTTTAAATTTAAGCAAAGGTCGAGTTTCGAAAATAATAAATTTGTTGGTGAAAAAAGGTTACTTGAAAACAAATTTTTCTTACTACTCAGAGATGAGAAAAGTCGAAAAAAGAAAAATAAAAGTTTGTATAGAGAGTGGTCAAAAAGAACCACAAAGTGCCAGTTTTGAGGGTGTAAATAACCAGGGGTATAGTCAAGAACAACCATACCCCCTAGTCGAAAACAGCCAGGATATAATATATAAATATAAAAAAGATTATAATAATATATCTTCGTCGCAGATTTTTGACGCGGAACCCGCGCAGGAGATTCGCGAACAAAATTTTACTGAAATTTCAAGGAACTTACCCACGAAACAAAAAATCAACAACGAGAGGATAAAAAAAAAGAAAGTTTTTGAAACTGACAGTGACCCGTATTTGCTGGCGAAATTCATGGAAAAATGCATCACAGAAAACAATCCGAAGTTTCCACAAAACGAATCGCAACGCCAGCGATGGGCAAAAGATTTTGATTTGATGATTCGCAGAGACAAAATTGATGCTGACGATATTGCTGAGATTATCGATTGGTGCCAGAATGATAGCTTTTGGCGTAGCAATATCTTATCTGGCAAGAAACTGAGAGAGAAGTACCAGCAATTAGCAATGAAAATGAACATCAGGAAGTGAATAGCATGAAGATACAAGATGAAGTAGCCAAAAGCGCCGAGATGTGCGTTATCGGCGCAATGTTAATCGATGAGAAAGCTCTGGCAAATGTCATTCAGACATTAAAGCCAGAGCATTTCTATTTTGACGAGTTGAAAGCAACTTATCAAGCCATTTTAGAGCTATCTAGCGAAGGAAAAAGCATAGATTTTGTATCAGTTTTGAAAAAGCTTGTTGCAAAAGGCATTTATGATGAAAAACAAGCCAAACAGATGCTTTTTGAATGTGCAGATTTAGTTCCATCTGTTAGCCAAGTGGAGAGTTATGCAAAGACCGTGATTGATAGCTTTAAAGCTAGAAGGTTACAAGAAATCGGCGCTCGATTGACCTTTGACGGCGTATTTGCTGAGAACATAAACGAAGTCGCCGATGAGGTTATGAGCAAGTTATACGAGGTGGTTTCGGAACAACACAAAAAGCAACTAAAAACTGTTGGGGATATCGGTGCTAAGGTCTTTGAAAGTTACAGCAAAGATGAACAAGACTTGGAGAACCGCTCACATACAGGCTTTTCGCGGCTAGATGAAATTTTGAAGGGTATGTCAGCTGGAAATTTGATAATTCTAGCGGCAAGACCAAAACTTGGGAAAACAGCTTTTGCTCTATCAATTGCTGAGAATGTGGCGAAATCTGGCAAAACGGTTGCTTTTTATTCGTTGGAAATGGAAAGCTCAGAAATTTATGAGCGACTGCTTTCTAAGAAAGCTCAAATCCCAATGAATACGCTAATTGATCGGCGTTTTAGAGATAAACGTAGGCCTCAGAAAGTTCGTGCTGAGGAAATTAATAAAATTGCGGATGCTATAGATGAAATTTACGTACTGCCGATAAAAATCAATGATAACCCTGGCTGTACGGTCAATGACATTCGCTTGGAATCCCGGTGTGTGGCCGCACAGGTCAATTTGCGTACAAAATCTTGCCAAGAAAGGAAGCTTGATTCACGCGATGGAGAACCGCCGCTGGGTTTGATTGTGATTGATTATTTGCAGCTAATGCGAAGCAGCAAAAAGTTTGAAAGTAGAAATTTGGAAGTTGGTGCTATTTGCCGGGAACTTAAGTGTTTAGCTTCAGAACTAGGTGTGCCGATTTTATGCTTGTCGCAGCTAAATCGCACAAGTGACGAAAGTACTCGGCCAAGCCCGTCAGAGCTTCGAGATAGCGGTTCTATTGAACAGGACGCAAACAAGGTCATTTTGATGTGGTGCATTGAAAAAAATTTGAATGAGCGAGGTTTTGTAGAGAGCAAGACAATTGGTGTTGATGTAGCCTTGAATCGGCGTGGCACGACTGGTGTCACGCTTTTTAATTTCAACGGAAATTATATGCAGTTTACAGAGCTTGACCGAAAGTACGAAGAAGCAAAACCGAAGAAGATTTGGAGGTAAATGTCATGGACGTTAAGTTAGTGAAAGCATTTTTGGGAAAGACAGTCTATTACGACACGGGACAAATGAATTTTGAAGGTTGCAGTATAAAGGACTTTATTTTCACAGCGTGCATTTTGCGAAAAAAGAAGGATAAACCGCTGTCTTACCAAGCGGAGTTGACCGACCCAACCTGCAAAAAATTGGTATATATCGTTCCACTTGAAAAAGTCATGAGAGCAAATGAAACTTAGAGGAAATAATCGAAAAGTACAATTAAAAAATTAATTTTTGGAGGACGTAATGATGAACAATTTAATAAAAATAAACTTTGAAAACAATAGACCAACAGTTTTAGGGAGAGATTTACATGAAGCATTGCAAGTAGAAACGAGGTACAATGACTGGTTCAAAAGGATGCGAGAGTACGGTTTTAGTGAAGGGATAGACTTTTACTCAATTTTGAGTAAAACCTCCGAAGGCGGCAGACCAAGTACTGACCATCAATTGACAATTCAGATGGCAAAAGAATTATGTATGCTTCAGCGAACAGAAATAGGCAAACAGTGTAGACAATATTTTATTTCGATTGAAGAAAAATGGAATTCTCCAGAGGCAACTATGTCACGAGCATTACAGTTTGCGCAAGCACAGCTTGAGGGAATTAGAAAGCAAAACAAATGCCTTGAAAACACAATTGCCATCCAAACGCAGCAAATCTCAGAGATGATGCCAAAGGCTAGTTATTACGACGTTGTGCTAAATTGTAAGGACTTAGTATCTATGTCAGTAATCGCAAAAGATTACGGCTGGAGCGCGTCAAGGATGAATAAGTATTTGCACGAAAAGGGCGTTCAATTTCGGCAAGGTGATATTTGGCTTCTGTATCAAAAATATGCAGAAAAAGGATATACAAGCACAAAAACGCACACGTATCTCGACAATAGCGGCCAGCATACGAAGGTTCATACGTACTGGTCACAAAAAGGAAGGCTGTTTATTTACGACTTGTTGAAAAAAGATGGAATATTGCCGCAAGTTGAGAGAGGTGAAGAAATTTTATGACAAAGAAAAAACGGCAAGGCGCCGGAGCCGAGTTTGCGCTTAGGCATGCAGAAGAATCAAACGATGTAAGCCACGCAATGAGTTTACATGAATTAAAAAGTTTATATTACCTGAAAAAGGAAATAAAAGAACAACAGCGAAGAATTGCTGAGTTAGAAACCCTAGCAATTAATTGTTCAACAAAAATTACAGGATTACCAACAGGCAAGGGCATCTCAGATAAAATTGGAAACTATGCGGCGCAAATAGCTGATTTAAAAGCATTATTAGACTTAAATTTGAAGAAATGCTTTTACGAGCTGAATCGGATAAGCCGCTATATTGAGGGCGTGGAGGAGCCGCTGATAAAACAGATTATGATTTACCGATTTGAGTGTCACATGAGTTGGTTGCAGATTGAGAGGGCTATTGGGGGAAAAAATCGAGCAGAAAGTCTTCGTAAAAAACTTTACAGATATTTGAATAAAAAATAAAGTTGTCCCGATTTGTCCCGGTATAGTGTGATAAAATAGTACCATGGAATAATATTCCAATGCCTTTCTTGTAAGGAGTGCTTTAGATGAAGTGCTCCTATTAATTTAAAAAAAGAAATAAAAAGTTGTCCCGATTTGTCCCGGTCTTATGTGATAATATGTTATTGTAAAAATTTTTTCATAACTTTTCTCCTCGGAGCGTCTGAATACAGGCGCTCTGCTTTTATTTAAAAATGGAGGCGATGTCCAATTAAGAAATCGTGCACCGGCGAGGCGCCGGAGCCAAGTCGCACCATTGGTTCTAAGAAAACTTTTAATTTACTGCATGCGCCCAAATACGCGAATTTTTCAAGCTGTGTTTACTGCGGACGAATCCATGGTGAAGGATACATCTGTAAAAGGAAACCGATTAAGAAAAAGAAAATTGATGATGCAGTAAGATTCAGGAATAGTTCAGCTTGGAACAGAAAGCGCCAACAAATCAAGAAACGAGACAATTATTTGTGCCAGATATGCATTCGAGAAATGTATGACACGAATCGCAAATACAATTGTAATGACTTGCAGGTTCATCATGCAGTGCCAATTAACGCGAGCAAAGAGCTGCGGCTTGATGATAATAATTTAATTACTCTTTGTCCTATGCACCACGCGATGTGCGACCGTGGTGAGATATCGTCCGATGAGATAAAAAAAATAATTGATGAACAGGAAAATTTAACTTTATCTAAGACTTAAAAATAAAAAAATGCAAATCAAAAAAACTAATTTGCATAAATTTTTACATATTAAAACTTGACTTTCTTTTAATTTTGTGGTAAAGTTATGTAAATAATAAAATTAAAATAAGAAACAATTTGATTTTTTATTTACTTGTTGAAAAACTTCTTAAAATTCCAAATATTTCAGTATTCAATTCTGTGATCATTGTAGGCGCAAAAGACATTAATGGATTATAGTCAAGTTCATGTAAAGTATTTGTCAAATTTAATATCCGATTGTAATGAGAATCTTCTTCATTAATACTCTGACCATTTATTTGTTCTAAAAATTGCCTATCAGTGTTTGATAAGTTTCTTACTGCAAATATGTAGACCCAAATATATCCTTCGTTGTGGTTATTGTTATCATACTTAAATAAAAATACTTCACCACCATGTTGATCTTTTTTTATTTCGCAGACTATTTTTTGCGCAGATGCTACATTAATATTAAAATTAAAAAAATAAAAAAACAGTAAAGCAGTTGTTGCAAAATTAATTATAAATTTTTTCATACTTACCTACCTAAATACAATATTTGAGATTATTTTACTTAAATTTTATTATTTTGTCAATAAAAAATTGTAAATTAAAGGGAGTTGATAAATATGTGTTTTCCTTCATTACCTCCGCAGCAGCAAATTGAAATAAAACTTAGAACACCAAGGTCAGGTGATGTTAACTATGCGTGGAATCATGAGCAAAGCGACGCAAATTTAATGTTAAATGCAAAACAGCACAAAAACATAAGCTTGGGGGCTGCATCGTTTGTAGGCGAAATTGCACAAATAGTAGCAAATTTTCTTCAAAACAACTCAAGTTTTAAATTTGGCGGAGTATCTTTTTATCGTAACGGAACGGATATTATGGCATCTTTGGGTATATATAGCTCATATGAATCAATAATTGAAAGGATGAACAGTAATGGTACTGCTACAAATAAAACAGCTAAACAAATTCTTGAAAATTTGTCAAAAGGATGCATTGGCCCAGATAAAACCGGAAATTTTCATTTAGATGAGTTAGAAAATGAAATTTTTGAAAAGCTTGATGATTCAGCAAAAAAATTAATGGCAGTTTTAATCTGCGAAACTATACGCTTTCAAGATGACGGAGCTTGCGCAAGAATGGCGATGAGAAATGTTATCGCAAGATTTAATGATGATCAACCTGCTTTTGAAGATGTTTTCGTTAAATCAGAAGGAAAGACCCCACTATCTATTTTTTCTGCAAATGGTGGAAAACAGCGTATGATAGACCAAATAATTGGTTATGAATCTGCGTATAGAAATGATTCTACTTTTGAGCAAGATAAGGCAATTTTAGAAAAAAATATAAATTTTATTTCAGATGATGAAGATGAAAATGAAAGTAGTTCCAATTTTTGGTTAAATACATGGCAGCCGTCAACGCACTCAATGAAAACACGCAATAAAGGGGAGTATTCTCAAGGGTTTTATGAAGATCCTCTAAGCTCTACTGTCCCATCTTCGGCAAGACGTCAGATCAGCACAGTAAGAACATTTGGAAATCATGATGCAATACATTTTAATTTAGATGAACCAACAGAAGAACAAGAAACTGACACAGTAGGACCGCTTGGAGAGCATTTTTGCAAAAACTGTAATTTGCTTTATTGGCAAGGATTTGGCCAAAGTGACGCAACTGTTCTTAATGAATGTCCGAATTGTCATTCTGCTGATTCCGTAGAATTTATACTAGATAAAGATATAGCACGCTTAGTGTTAGAAAATCACGAAAAAGGGAGAGGCAAGGTTTATTTCAAACTTGACGCTGATACAATTATTGATGGAATTTTTGTTGAAGAATGAGTAACTACAGTTTTTTATTTAAACTTTAGTTTTACAAAAATTAATTTTTATAATTCAAAAAAATCTTTAACTTGTAAGTTTATGTTATGAGTTAAAGATTTTTTATTTGATATTTTGAAATCAATAATTAAAATTAGTCCCCCCAGCCCATGAGTAAAAAAGCCAAAGAACGGCTCTACACCGACAGCCCTCCTAAATTTACACCGAAGTAAATTTAATATGTATTTTTTGAAAAAACGAGGTGAAAAAAGTGAAAAAAGAATTGAAAGACCAAGCTAAAGAAATCTTAGAATTGGCGAAAAATTACGGAGTAGAACAGAATCTTTTGTTTGCGACAACTTTTGAGAGATACCAAACGCAACTGCAAATTTTGGATGAATTGAAAGCGACAATCGAATCCGACGGCTTTTTCATTGACAAAACTTACGTTAAGGGTGAATCAAATCTTTACTCGCATCCGGCAGTAACTCAGTTTAATCGTACCACGGACAGCGCGAACAAGACGGTCGTAACGCTGATGAAAATAATCACGACGCTGCGAGACCGGCAAGATGGTGGCGAACCAGACCCATTGCTTGAACTCCTGTCAGGGCGCGCTAAATGATTGTCCATCAAAGCTTTCAATATGCTCAAAATGTGGTAAACGGGACTATTCCGGCGCCTAAATACGTTATCAAGCAGTGCGAAAAGTTTCTGGAAATCTGCGATGGAAAATCAGAAAAATATTTTCTGGATGAGCAAAAGCTGCGGCAAATTGAAAATATTTTAAAGTTACTCGTAATGCCGCGAGGCCTTAAGGCTGGGAGCAGTATTTATGAGTGCTCATGCGGGTATCAGTGGCTTTTTTATGCGGCTATTCTTTGTGTCGTGCATAGGAAAAATCCCGACAAACGACGTTACGAGACAGCAATTTTAGAAATAGCAAGGAAAAATTTCAAAACTTTTACGATTGCAACCATTTTTGTGTTGCTTTTTTTATTGGAACCAAAATTCAGCAAGTTCTACTCAGTGGCTCCAGACGGGGCTTTGTCGCGTGAAGTTAAGACTGCAATCGAGGAAATTTTAAAGTCGAGTCCGCTTGTCTATCAAAATAAAGGCGTGCCGCGTTTCAAAATTTTGCGCGATTATATTGAATTTATCCCAAACGAAAACCGATATATTCCATTAAATTACAGCAATTCTAGGATGGATGGCAAACTGCCAAATGTCTTTTTAGCCGATGAAGTTGGAACGTTACCGAACTCTTACGCAATTGAAGCTATGCGCTCCGGGCAGCTCAACATTTTGAATAAGCTTGGATGCATAATTTCTACGGAATATCCGACAGCGAACAATCCGTTTGAAGACGAAGTTAACTATGCAAAACGGGTTTTGGATGGCACACAGGCCGACGATACGGTCTTTTCCCTACTTTACGAGCCGGAGAATACTGACAATTGGTCGTTCGACGACACGATTCTAAAACACGCAAATCCGGTTGCCTTGGAGATTCCAGAAATTTGGGAAGACCTGTTCAAAAAGCGGGCTAGAGCCATTTCTATTGAATCCGCGCGAGAAAATTTTCTAACAAAACATTGCAATATCATCTATCAAGGCGCAGGAACGGAAAGTTTTATCGATATCAAAGATTTGCAGCGTTGTCGGGTCAACAAAATCGATTGGGCCGGGCGAGAAGTCTATGTTGGCGTGGATTTATCAATGAGCAATGACAACACCGCGGTCGCGATTTGTGCAGAGGAAAATGGAAAAATTTTAGCTGATGTAGTTTGCTTTATCCCTGAAGGACGAATAGATGAAAAAAACAAGTTTGAAAAACTGGATTATCGCCGATTTGTAGCCGCTGGTAAGTGTATCGCTTGTGGCAATAGAACCATTGATTATGGTGTCGTAGAAGATTTTGTTTTTTCAATTGAAGAAAAATATGGTGTTACTGTGAGAGCAATCGGTTTTGATAGATACAATGGAATTTCAAGCGCCCAAAAGTGGAACCGGAAATACAACACGGTCGAGATTCGCCAGCACAGCGACACCTTGCATTCGCCCACAAAGTTATTGTCGGAGAAAATCACAGATGGCGAATTTGAGTATGAAAAAAATACGCTGTTAGAGATAAATTTTGAAAACGCGCGCTGCACTTACGACACCAACATGAACCGATACGTTACGAAGAAAAAATCTCAGGGCAAGGTCGATATGGTGGTGGCACTAATAAATGCGGTTTATCTGCTGCAGCAAGACGTGATTTTCAGTGACAACTGGGTTGTACAAGTAATTTAGCGGCGAGCCGCCGCCGGCACGTCGCGCATTTTACTTAGCTTAATAAAATATGCCGTATGCACGCGTTTAAGAATTAAAGATGGTGATAAAAAATGAAACTATTTAATTTCCGAAAAAGAAATATCGAAGAGCCAGCACAAACAGCAAATGATGTGCTTTTAAGCGCTATTTTAAGCCAAGATTCTATCAGCTGTGAGCAAGCACTAAATATCCCCGCAGTCGCTCGATGCGTGCATCTAATCGCCGAGACTGTATCGATGATTCCGATAAAACTTTATCACGAAGAAGTTACCGACGGGAAGCGAAAAACAGTCGAAGTGACAGACTCACGTTGCGATTTACTCAACGAGGACACAAAAGATACGCTCGACGGAGCGCAATTAAAAAAGGTTTTAGTTCGGGATTATTTGTTGAACGGCAACGCTTATGCTTACATAAACAAGCAGCGGAATTTGGTCAAGTCGCTGCACTATGTGGACAGCAAAAACATTACGATAAATCAGAATTTTGACCCGATTTTTAAAGATTACAACATTCTGGTTCACGGTCAAACGTACAAGCCATTTGAGTTTTTAAAAATTTTGCGTGCAACTAAAGACGGAGCGCGTGGCAGCGGTGTTATCGAGGAAAATGGTGAGCTTTTAAAAGTTGCGTATACAACACTTAAGTTCGAGCAAAATCTCGTTTCAACCGGAGGCAACAAGAAGGGCTTCATAAACGCAAAAAATCGCTTAACCAAAGAGGCCATCGACGCTTTAAAGGCTGCCTGGTATAAGTTTTACTCAAACAACGATGAAAACGTCATAATTTTAAACGAAGGATTGACCTTTCAAGAAGCCAGCAATACCAGCGTTGAAATGCAGCTAAATGAAAGCAAAAAGTCAATGTCTGATTCGATTTTAGAGATTTTTGGTGTGCCAACAGATTGGAGTTGGGAAACCTTTATAAAGACTGCTATTATGCCGATTCTGGCAACATTTGAATGTGCTTTAAATAGAGACTTGCTTCTCGAGAAGGAGAAGAAGTCTTTCTATTTTGCCTTCGACACAAAAGAGATTATTAAAGGCGATATTAAGACTCGGTTTGAGGCATATAAAACCGCATTGGAATCTAATTTAATGCAGATAGATGAAGTTAGATATCTTGAAAATCTTGAGCCTTTGGGGCTTAATTTTATCAAATTAGGGCTTCAAGACGTGCTATTTAACCCGGTGACAAAAGAGGTTTACACGCCAAACACAAATCAAATTACAAATATTGAAAACAAAAATGGAGGATACACGCATGAATAAATTAATAAACGTAAACATCAAAAAAGAAAATGGGAAATTGCTGGTTGGAAGCCGTGATATAGCGGTTGGCTTAGAAAAAGAGCATAAGGACGTACTGAGGAAAATAGAGGACGTTTTAACGGTAGGAGAATTTTCCGAGCGTGAATTTACGACGAGCCAAGGCAACAAATACAAGGAATATTTGCTTGATAAAAATGCCTTCATTTTGCTGGTTATGAATTATACCGGCTACAACGATTTTAAACGAGCATATATAAAACGCTTTGATGAGATGGAAAAACAGCTGAGTTTTTATATCCCACAATCATTTCCGGAGGCGCTTAGATGTTTGGCAGCCGAAGTTGAGCAAAAGGAATTAATGCAGAAACAACGAGATGAAGGTGCGCGGCCGCACAGGCCAATTCGCGAACCACAAAAAGCGCAGGCAAAAAATTCGAAATCCCGCGCTGAAATTTGTGTGCGAAATAAAGGTTCTTTTGCTTCCTTTTCTTCCTTAAAGAAAAGGGAGGCAATGAACACGGCGAGCCAAAAATCAAGGGAGGTGGAAAAATTGAAAAAAGAACTCGATAAATCAAAAGAATTCGCGAGCATAAAGGCTGCGGAGATACGGCTGAAATCAAAATTTGACTGGAAACCCTTAAGAAACTATTGCACATCTCATGAGCTGGAAATGCCTAAAATCTTCGACGCAAATTACGGTAGCGTTCGAACCTATCCAGCTGAAGCTTGGCTCGAAATTTACGGCGTGGACTTGAAAGAGTTGTTTTAGATTCTGGATTTAACTTGAAAAACTGGAGGTGAAGTTTTTGCGAATAGAAATCAGAAATGACAGTGTGCTTCTAGATGGCTATGTGAATGCGATTGCGAGAGATTCTAAACCAATGCTCGACGACAACGGCGAAAAATTCGTTGAACAAATTAGCCCGAAAACTTTTCAGCGAGCGTTAGAAAAAAGCGACGATGTTTTGTGCCTCTTAAACCACGAGCCATCGAGAGTTTTGGGGTCGACAAAGCAAGGAAACGTGGAACTTTTTGAGGATAATATTGGGCTTCGGGCAATTTGCAAAATAACGGACAGCGAAGTAATCGAAAAGGCTAAAAACGGTAAACTTCGAGGTTGGAGTTTTGGGTTTGAGGCTTTAAAAGAGCACGAAGAACCGCTTGAAAATGGCTTAAAACGGCGCTTTGTGGATGAAATGAATTTGGCTGAAGTCTCGATAATTGATGAACATAAAATCCCTTGTTATGTTGGCACATCGATAGAATTGCGTGCCGATGGAAATTCGAAAATAGAATTTAGGGGTGAAGATTTTAAGGCAAAAATCATCGATGAAACAGAACATAAAGCGATTGATTATTCTACATTCGAAAAACAAATTGAAGAAATAAAAAAGTGAGGTATCAGAATGGATTTAAAATACCAGCGTGACGCTGGACCCAATTCGCGCATATTAAAATGCCAAAATAACGAGCAAGAAGCTCGCGACGAAAGGAAAATCAAACAATGGAACTAAAATACTTAACGGAAAAACGAGCAGAAAATCAAGAAGAGATGCAGAACCTTTTAAACGCAGCAAAGCTTGAAAAACGGGCTTTGACAGAAGATGAGATCAGCAAATTTAACGAGCTAAAAAAGCTCATCACAGAAATTGACGCAACGATAAACGCCGAGGAGGAGGCACGCGAAATGAACATTGAGGAAAAGAAAAAAGAAGTTTCCGAAAGTGAAGAAAAAACAGAAAATCAGGAAGAGAAAAAGGAGGAACGTGCATTCGTTGACTTTATTGTAACGGGCGAAGAAAGAGCAGCCAGCCCTGGGATGTCCTACGGCAGCAATGGTGCGATTGTTCCGACAACCATCGCGAAAAAAATTATTGAGAAAGTTAAGGAGCTTTCCCCGATTTACGAAAAAGTCGAGAAATTTAACACCAAAGGCACACTGGAAATTCCGGTTTATGGCGCAGACACTGACGCTGACAACCCTACTGGCGACGTAAATGTAGCATATCAAGGTGACGAATTCACCGCGCTTGTTGCCGGTCAAGGAAAATTCAATTCTATCGAGCTTAAAGGCTACTCGCACGGGGCTTTGTCGGTTATCAGCCGCAAACTTTTAAACAACGTTGACATCAATGTGACGAACTTCCTTACAAACAAGATGGCTGGGGCGTTTGCAGAGTTTTGGGAGAAAGAATTGCTTGTTGGAACGGGTGCAGCTAAGAACCACATGACAGGCGCGACATCAACAACAAACCTAGTGGCAACGGGCAACACAACTTACACGGCTGCAAATGCTGCGAAAATCGATAATTTAATAAATCTGCAGCTTGCCGTACCTCAGCAATACCAGAAAAACGCAATCTGGATTATGAACAAGGCTGTATTTGCTGAGCTTCGTAAAGCGAAGGACGGAAACGGAAGTTATTACTTAGCTTACGGAAAAGGCATAACATCGGGCTTTGAGTGGCAGCTTTTGGGCAAACCAGTCTACGTTTCTGAAAATATGCCAGAACCCACAGTAGCAGGTAACATCCCTGTTCTTTACGGCGATTTTGCAGGTATGGCAATGAAAATATCTCAAAACTTGGAAATTCAACTCATGCGCGAAAAATATATAGACAAAAACGCAATTGGAATAGTCGGTTGGGCTGAATGCGATTCGAAAATTCAAAATCATCAGATGATTGCTGGCCTAAAAATGGCAGCAGCCGTGTGATTGGGGGGATTTTTAGATGAGCTATAACACGAAAAATTATTCAGAAAATGGTGACAAGTTAGTCATTGGAGGGACCTTAGAAGTCCTAGACGGGGCCAAGTTAAGCGGTTTTCCGGTCGCAGAAAATCAAGCCCCAAGTGTAGCCACAACAATCGCAGACTTAAAAGCAGATTTTAACTCGCTGTTAGAAAAATTAAAATCCGCAGGGCTTATGGAGGGTGATAACAGTGAGGGTTAGCGAAATTACAGTCAAGACTTTGGCCAACTATTTAAAGCTTGATTACGGAAGTTTAGCCGAGGAAGAAATCTTAGAATTGGCGACATTTTTACAGGCTTCAATACGTTTTATTTGCGATTACACCGGCCTTCCCGAAGTCGACCTCGATGAACACGAAACCTTTATAATTGCCGTTTTTGTGCTCGTGCAAGATATGTACGATAACCGCAGTTTTTACGTTGACAAAAGCCACTTAAACCGCGTGGTTGAGACGATTCTAGGTATGCATTCGGTGAATCTATTGTAAGAGGTGGTCTATGGTAATAAATCCAGGAAATTTCGATAAAAGAATAAAAATAATAAAATATGAAATTAAAAAAGATTCAGACGGCTTTGAAGAAAAAATCGAAAATGTGGTATCAATAACATGGGCGCAGGTCACAAACATCAGCGGCACTGAAATCTTGCGCTCAAACTCAGATTTTTCAGAGGTAAAAACGCGCTTTTTAATGCGAACTCCGAAAATAAAGCTGGACAAAGATATGGGCATAAAATTCGCTGGAAATGACTATAACATCGTGTATATAAACGATTACGGCTACGATAAAAAGTACACTGAAATTATCGCAGAGCTGGTTAGAAAATGAAAACTTTTTCACTTGCAAAAAGTTTTCAAACTTTCAAAAATGCGCTTCTGAGGCTAGGAATTTCGCCGTCTGTGGACGTCGACCAAGGCTCCGCCTTTGGAAACCGCGATTTTTTGAAAAAAATCGAGTAAAACTTTTAAGTTTTTGGAAGGAAAGCAAATGGCAGATTTTAAATTTAGTTTGGACATGGATTCGATTTTCCCACAGGGTTTGGACGATGAAAACTTGGCTTTGGATATGATAAAAGCTGGGCAAGAAGTTATGCAAAAGGCGATTCAAAATGCTGCGCAAAAGCACGTTAGAACCGGTAGCATGGCAAAGTCAGTAAAGTGTTCAAAACCTGTTATTAACCGAGCTGGAGACGCAGTTGGGCGCGTGAAGTTTTATGGCAAAGATAAAAACGGAATGCAAAACTGGTATAAAGCGATTTGGATTGAATACGGCACTAAAAAACAGCCAGCAGACCCCTTTGTTAGACCGGCAATAAAAAGCTGCGAAAACAGCATAGACTCTGCCATGCTCAAGGAATTTAATAAAAAAGCGAGGGGGTAAAGCTTATAAACATAAACCCGATAATAGAATCGGCGTTTTCTGATTTTGAAGTAAATAAAAAGCGCATTCCTATCGCGTTTTTGAGCTATACAGGAAACGCTGATACATACTTGACTTATTACACTTGGCAAGAACAACCAGATAACTTTTTCGATGACGAATATCACAGCGAGATTGCTTACGGAACGATCGATATTTTCTCAAAAAGAAATTTCAAGAGTATTTTGAAAGAAGTGAAAAAAATTTTAAAGGCAAACAAATTCACTTGGACAGATAACGGCCCGGAGACGTTTGAGCGTGAGACTGGTTATTATCACGTTCCGGTGAATTTTTGCGCGTGGTCGCTCTGAACAATTCGCGTTCAAAATTCACAAAAAAGAAAATACAAATAAAAAAACGGGACCCACAAAAAGTTGGTAGCTCGCAAGTCCACGTAAAAACAGCGCGTTTACAAGCTGTTAGTGGGCAAGAGCGTGACTTTTTGGGGAGAGGACGAGCCCCGAAATGATTGAGCTTTTGCCGAAAGGCGGCAAAACGAAAAAATGAAGGAGACGAGGACGATATGGCAGGAATTGGACTTAAGAGTTTCAAATACGCAAAATTGAACAATGATGGAACTTATGGACCAGTAAAAACGCTTGCCGGTGCGATTGAGTGTAAGGTAACACTTGATTTGGCCGAAGCGACTTTATACTGTGATGACAGTTTGAGAGAGCAGGTCTCACTCTTTAAAAGCGGCACAATGACAGCTGGAATCGATGATGAGGACGATGCAATTTTTGCAGAGCTTTTAGGAAAAACAGTCGATGAAGAAACCGGTGTGGTTACATCAAATGTCAACGACGAGCCAATTTACGTTGGTTTTGGGCACATTGTTCCGAAAATGGTTGGCGGAGCAAGAAAATACAAGGTAGAATTTTTTCCAAAATTGAAATTTAAACCATTTATTGCTGAGGCAAAAACAAAAGGCGATAATTTAGAATTCACTACGCCATCGGTTGAAGCGACAATTTTTGAGAACAATGATGGAGACTGGGAAAAGCACAAGGTATATGACACTGAAAGTGAGGCAAACACCGCACTTGATGGCTTTTTTGTACAGGCTACCGCAGGAGGAGGCGAGTAATCCTTGCTAAATAAAATAAATTATTTAGAAACCGAGACGGAGCGATATCCGCTGGTGTTTACGCTAAACGTAATGGAATCGATACAGGAAAAGTATGGAACCATTGAGGCTTGGTCGAATCTAATTCAGCGTGACGACGAGCCAGATATCAAGGCTTTGAAATTTTTTATCACGGAAGCAATTAACGAAGGCTTAGAAATAGAGGCTGAAAGAAATGGTGAAAAACCAAAAGTGATAACCGCGAAAAAAGCTGGTCGAATACTCACTGAAATCGGACTTTCTGGGGCAGCAAGCAAAATTATGGCAACGATATCAGACAGCGTGGAAATGGACGAAGTAGGAAAAAACACGAACCGCCCGCAAAATCTTTAAATGCGGGCGGTAAAAACAGAAACTCAGCTGAAAATGTTGAGCGCAGCGTGGATGCAACGTCACGTTGCGAGTTTTCTTGGATTTTGTTTGTGGGAACAAAAATGCTTGGATTCACCGAAAAAGAAGTCGGACATATGACTCTGAAAAAATGGAGTCTTTTATACAAGCACTTTCGGGCATACCACAACTTTTGCGTTCAACAACAGCTATTTAAAGATGAAGAAGTTACCGAATTAGATAGTGACGAGTGGATAAAAAGCTAATTTTACTATTGATATTTTGCGAGAATTAATTTATAATAAAGTTAAAATAATTAATTTGAGGTGAATGTTATGATTATAAAATCGTCAACCACGCTGCGGAATGATTATAATATAATATCTAATTTGGCACATAAAATCGAAGACCCAATATACATTACTAAAAATGGTGAAGGTGATATTGTAGTAATGAGTATTGAAGCGTATGAAAAAAGAGAGGAAATGCTAAAGCTTAGAACAAAAATAGCGCAAGCTGAACTAGAACGAATCTCAGGGAAAAAGGCAATGTCGTTTGAAGAAGTAAAGAAAAATTTAGAGGGAAAGTTTGATGAAACGATATAATATAGAATTTCTGCCCTCAGCATGGAAAGAATTAGATGATATAGCGGATTATCATATCCAAAAAGTTGGAAAACAGTCTGCAAAAAGGTTATTTGATAAGATTATGAATGCTATTGAAAAGTTAGAAAACTTTCCATTTATGGCACCATTGATTCGAGATGAACACTTAAGTAAAGAAGGCTATCGAATTTTAATTAGTGGTGAATACGTTTGTATATATCGAGTTTTAAAAGAAACCATTTATATTTATCATATAGCTAACGGTCGAACAGAGTACAAAAATTTAATTATTGATTGAGCGCTCAGAATTTGAGCGTTTTTTTATTCTTATTTTTAGTGAGGTGAAAATAATATGGCCGGTTCAAATACATTCGGCGGAACGATTAAGCTTGAGGGCGAAAAAGCGTACAGAGAAGCGCTACGACAGATAAATTCCGAACTTAAGGTTATGGCCTCAGAGATGGGCAAAGTTACCGCTGAATTTTCTAAAAATGATAAATCAGCCTCTTCCCTCACCTCTCGAAATAAAATCTTAGCTGAACAAATCGATAAGCAAAAAGAAAAAATCACGGCGTTAAAGAGCGCTCTTGAGCAGTCCAGCGAAAAATACGGGGAAAATGATAAAAAAACGAACGCATGGAAAATTTCGCTGAACAAAGCCGAAGCAGAGCTTATTAAGCTTGAAAAAGAACTTGGAGACAACGAAAAAGCTCTCAAAGATAGCGAAAACGCTACTGATGATAACTCTAAGTCACTTAAAAAGTTTGGCGATTCGGCGAATGATGCTGGTCAAAAAACGCTTAAACTCGGGGATTTAATCAAGGCAAATTTAATTTCTGAAGCGATAATAAGCGGCATAAAAGCGCTTGGCTCTGCGATTATGGACGTTGCAAGGAAGTTCGGAGAGTTTGTTTCAGACGGAATAAAAAACGCAAGTGACCTTCAAGAAGTGCAGAACGTAGTCGATGTTACCTTCGGAGAAAGTGCGGAGACAATCAACGAATGGTCGCGAAAAGCAGCCGGAGCCTATGGTATGAGCGAGCTTTCGGCTAAACAATACACCGGAACTATCGGAGCAATGTTTAAATCAATGGGCCTTGCTGACGAGCAAGTTTTGTCAATGTCAACCGATATGGTTGGACTCGCTGGCGATTTTGCCTCGTTTTATAACTTGGAGCACGAGGAAGCATTTAATAAAATTCGTGCTGGAATTAGTGGAGAAACTGAGCCTCTAAAACAACTTGGCATCAACATGTCAGTTGCGAATTTGGAGGCTTTTGCATTGTCTCAAGGCATCGATAAGTCCTACAACTCCATGACACAAGCTGAACAAGCAACTTTGCGATATAATTATTTGATGTCAGTTTCCGCAGATGCGCAAGGCGACTTTGCCAGAACTTTAGGTAGTTACGCAAATCAACTCAGAATTGCTCAGCTAAACATGGAAAATCTCGCAACCGGCATAGGTGCTAAACTTTTACCGATTTGCAACGAGGCTTTAACTATCTTCAATGGCATGTTTTCCGGCACGATGGACGTATCAACAGGCTTTTCAAAATTAACCGAAATGGTTGTGAATCTGGCGAATGAATTTATAAACAGTTTGCCGCAAATCGCAGAGACTGCAGGCCAAATCATAACCAGTCTTGTAAATGGGATTACGGCCATGCTTCCGCAGTTGACGCCCATTGCGACTAGAGTTATCACAACTTTGGTTAACACTTTTTCTTCAAATATCGCACAAATAACAACGGCAGCTGTTCAGATAATTTTAACGCTTGCCGAAGCGTTAATTAATTCTCTTCCGGAATTATTAAACGCAGCAATTCAAATTGTAGTGGCGCTCGTAAACGGCATAACACAGGCACTTCCATCACTTGTACCCGCAATTGTAAGCGCAGTAATTTTGATGGTTAATACACTTTTGGCGAACGTTCCGCTGATTTTGCAAACCGGTATAGAGTTGCTGATGGCGCTGGTTGACGCGATTCCGACAGTTGTCACTGCACTTGTTCAAAATCTTCCGACAATCATCACAACAATAATTGACGCGCTAATCGAGTCAATCCCACTCTTAATCGGCGCTGCCATCGAGCTTTTCATGGCTTTAGTTGAGGCAATCCCAATAATTGTCATCGAACTTGTAAAAGCGTTGCCACAAATTGTAACTGCGATAATCCAAGGGCTGGCGCGGCTTTCAGAGCTTTTGTGGAACATTTTGACTGAGTGCATCGGGAAATTTATAAGTTGGGGTGACCAAAGCGAAGCCGAAGGAGCGCAAGGCTCGCAAAGCTTTTTAACGCAAGTAATAAACATCATAAAAGAATTGCCCGCGAGAGTTTGGGAATGGCTACAGAATGCAATAACAAATATTAGCAGTTTCTTCAACGATATTCTGAACACCGCAGCAGAGATGACTCCGCAATTTGTAAACACAATAATTAGCTTCGTAAGCGAATTGCTGGGCAAGATTTGGGATGGAATTATCGGCGCTGTTTCAGCCGTAACGGAGTGGGGAAATCAGCTTTTGACCGCCGGAATAAACGCAGCGCAGAACCTTGTGAACAGCATCTGGAGCACACTTTGTGAATTGCCTGGGCAAATGCTTGATATTGGCAAAAATCTTGTACAAGGCCTTTGGAACGGCATAAATGACGCAAAAAATTGGGTTTTAGATAAAATTAAAGGTTTCGGAGAGTCTATTTTAAATGGAATCAAAAGCTTTTTTGGAATTGCTTCACCGTCAAAATTGTTTGAAGAGCAAATTGGCAAAAATTTAGCGCTTGGCCTAGGAGAGGGCTTTACGGATTCCATGAAAAGTGTATCAAAGCAAATGCAAAATTCGATTCCAACCGAGTTCGGCGTGGAGCCAACGCTTAATGTCGCATACAATCAAGGTTTTGCGGCCCAACCGCAAGTCTCCGGGAACTCTGGAATCACCGTACACATCGAAAATTTTGTGAATAATCGTGCCCAGGATGTCCAGGCTTTCGCTCAGGAGCTGGAGTTTTATTCGCGCCGCAATAATTTTGCACTGGGCTAAAAGGGGTTGAGACCAATTTGAATTACTGCATATTTAAAGATATCGATTCGCGAGAACTCGGGCTTTTCATGGAACGTTGCCCAGAAAAAATCAGTCCCAAAAGGCGCGACGAAACTTTTACAGTCCCAGGAAGACACGGCAATTTAACCACAACCGACGGCGCTTTTGACAGCTACATTCGCAGCGCTGAATTTATTGTAAAAGATGAGAAAAAAATTGATGAAATTTGCGCTCATTTTAAAGGTTCGGGTTGGCTAATTTTCAGTAGCGAACCTGACCGAAAGTACAAAGCAAGAGTTGCAAATCAAATTGAATTTTCTCATGTTATCCGGCATTTTAAGCGCTTTGTCGTTGAGTTTGAAGTACAGCCATTCGGGTATGATGTTTTTGAGCAGACACTCGTTAAAACGGCACCGTTTAGCCTTTTTAACATTGGAACAGTTGACTCTGAGCCCATAATTACAATTTTCGGAACTGGAAATATAACGCTATATGTAAACAATCAAAGTATTTCTTTAAAAGAAATTGCAGGCTCAATTACAATTGATAGCGAAATGCAAAATGCATACAACGGTGCAGCATCGATGAACAACAAAATGAGCGGAGAATTTCCAATTTTAAGTCTTGGTGAGAATCATATTACATGGCTGGGGAATGTTACAAAGCTTGAAATACAGCCAAACTGGAGATACATTTAATTTTTTATGTTCATTTTTGTGTGACGACAAAAACGAACCAAAAAGCGTCCCGAGAGGATTTCGATTCCTCTCGGACTCTCCTAAACGACGCAAAGGGCAAGCCCTTTGGAAACCCGGAAAACCCGGTTTAAACGGACGACAAAGAGTTTGGAGTGAAACAATGATAATTCTATACGAGAAAAATGAAATCGATTTTACTAACAACGGCTTGATTATTTTACAGCCAATCGAGGCAATTGTAACCGAAGAAATAAACGGCGACTATTCACTGAAACTCACGATGCCACGGGGCTTTTCGGAGATTGAGAATGAACAGATAATAAAAGTGCCAACGCCGAAATCAGAGCAGCTTTTCAGGGTTTATAACTCTGACGTTGACATGATTGGAAACCCAGTGTTTTACTGCCGGCACATTTTTTATGACCTATTAGATTATTTCATCGAGGACACTCGCCCAACCGGAAATGGAACTCTGGCAATCTCGAAAATCCTAGAAAATACGCCGTTTGTAGGCAGTTCTGACATCACAAAACAAGGGACGGCCTATTATCAAATGATGAGTCCGGTCAAAGCAATTTTAGGCGCTGATAATTCTTTTATAGAAATTTGGGGCGGTGAGATTGATAGAGATAATTTCCAAATTAGAATGAAAAATCGTGTTGGAGCAGACCGAGGTGTATCGATTAGATATCGTAAAAACCTGACTGGCCTGAGATTTGTAACAGATTTATCAAGCGTTGCAACAAAAATCATGCCGACAGGCCTCAAAGAAGATGGACAAACTCTTCTAAAATTGCCGGAAAAGTACGTAGCCTCGCCGCTCATCGGCAATTACGTAAATGAAAAAGTCACTCGAATCCATTATTCTGACATAAAAGTCGACGAAGAAATGAGCGAATCCCAGGCGTTGCAAGCCTTGAGAAGCGCTGCGACGCAAGAATTTGAAAAGGGCCTTGATAAGCCGCAAATTACCGCCACAGTCGAATTTATCCCACTTCAGGATACAGAAGAATATAAAGATTTTGCGGTCTTAGAGAATGTTTATTTAGGCGATACAGTCAGCGTGCATCACGAAGATTTGAACATTGATTTAGTGACAAAAGTCATCGGCTATGAATTTGATGCACTTTCAAAGCGTTATAACAAAGTCACGCTGGGCAACACAAATCCAAAATATGGAGATATTCAGCGACAGTATGTCGATAAAGTCAATAGCGAGACTAGGTTTGCGATTAACAGCGAGATTGTCGATACTGAAAAAAAGGTTACGCAGGAGTTTAAGGCTGCTGGTGGTGAACTTTCTAGCATAATTACTGAAGAAATCACGCGTGCCCGGGGTGCAGAAGAGACGCTTTCATCGTCAATAACGCAAAATGCAAAAAATATTACGCTGAAAGTTTCTAAAGGCGACGTGAGCAGCCAATTGAGCATGGAAAACGACCAAATTTCCATTTCGAGCAATCGAATTTCGATTTCATCAACGTATTTTACGCTTAGCAGCAGTGGAAAAATAACCTGCACAAGTGCCGATATTTCCGGCACACTCGAGACTGGCGGCACTTACGGATACGTAAAATTAAGCAATGGCCGGTTAATTGGCGGAAACAGTTCCGGCGAATCGGGGTACATTTCGTTTAACCATCAGGTTGATGGGAGCCCTGGGCCACGGATTGCTGGGGCAAATGGACTTGTGATTGCGACGTCCAAACTTGGTGTTGCTGATTATTTAGGCCCGGGTGCAAGTGGAACATATTATCAAGGGCAATCCGCGCCCCAAACGTTTGTCACGAACATTTCTGACAACGGAGACGGTACAATTTCTTGGACCACAAAGACAATCACGTTCACAAAAGGCTTGATGACAACGAGTCTGTAGAGGAGGTTTTGTTTTGAACATACCAATCGAGCACGCATTAAACATTATTCAGACTGAAATTGAAGAATTTATTTATCAAAAAATGCAGGAGAGTCGGCTTTCTGCGGGACTTATGGAGAAAATTTTAGAAGGCACATTATGCCAAATTAGAAAATTAAAAACTCGGGATTTAGAAAAATTTATTTTAGAAATGAATAAAAAAATGCCTGAAGTTTTTGAGGAAAAAATTGAAAAACAAACGGTAAAAAGTGATGACTTGGGAGTGAAGAAAGATGGAAGTTTATAAGGCAAAACGCAATGGAACGGCGATTTTTCTTAATCCTGATAAATTCGATGAGTTTTTGGCGAAAGGATATTTAATTTATAAAGTTAACAATTTGGAAGACGAAAGCTCAGACGAACTTCTTCTTTCTCCAGAAGAAAATAAAATTTTGCGAGGTGAAATTGAATGACGACAAAATCGATAACACTGAATGTTTGGCAGCCTAATGACGTGCGAGTGCAGGTCAATCAAGGCGAAGTGAATTCGCGATTTTTGGAGATTAAAATTCTAGATAAGAAAAAAGCATTCAACTTGACGGGCAAAACCGTCATTTTTTATGCCACAAAACCCGATGGGAACTTGATTTTCAACTACTGTGAGATTATCGACGCTCAAAAAGGCCTTATAAATCTTGCGATGACATCTCAAATGTCGATTGTGCCAGGCATTATGCGGGATTGCGAGATTGATATTTTAGACGAAGAGCTTACAAAGCTCAAAGTAAAAGGCCTATCGATTGAGATTATTCGGTGCACTGACTTTGAATCCGCAATCGAGAGTACATCGGAGTTTACGGTGCTTGACGAAGCTTTGGCTGACGTCAAGAAAGTGATGGATGCGTATTCTGAAGAAAATATCATGGGCAAAATCATGTCCATGGATGGCGAAGGCTGCGGGTTAGATGCTGATTTGCTTGATGGAAAACACGGTTTGGAGTACGCAACGGCAGCCCAGGGCGAAAAAGCGGAGTCTGCGATTCAAGGCATAAAGGCAAATGGCTTAGTGCTACCGATAGATTCAGGCAACGCGGTCAATTTGACGCCAGAAAACCTTAACGTTGTGCCGATTAGTAGAACTGTAAACAACAAGGAACTGTCAAGCGACATAACGCTTTCTTACTCGGATGTTGGTGGCGCTTCAAGCGCCCAGGGTTCTAAGGCTGACAGCGCAATACAAGGAATTCGTGGGAACGGAATGGCAATTTTGCCAGATGAAAGCCGAATCGTTAATATCACTCCTGAAAATATTGAAGCAGTGCCAATTACAAGAACAATTAACGAAAAAGCGCTGTCCCGCAACATAACAATAACTGCTCTCGACATTGGTGCAGCCTCAATTGAGCAAGGAAATAAGGCCGATTCAGCGATACAATCAATTCAAGGTAACGGCAAAATCATTCAGCCGGATTTTAATCGCTCTGTTGTAATAACGCCGGAAAACATAGGTGCGGTGCCGGTTGAGCGAAAGATAAACGATAAAGCGTTAAATGAAGATATTACACTTTCAGCTTCAGATATAGGTGCTGCCGCTATCGAGCATGGCGAGCACGTTCCTTCGGTGCAAGCTGCTGATAATTCTATTTTCCTGCGAAATGACAACTCTTGGAAACCGGTTACACCTAAAAACATAGGTGCTGCGACAGAGGAACAGGGCCAAAAAGCAGACTATGCAATTCAAGGAATTCAAGTCAACGGTGTGTACGTTTCGCCTGACTTAAACCGATACGTCAACGTAACAATCGAGGATTTGGAAGCTGTACCGAAAGAGCGAAAAATCAACAACAAAAACCTGGAATCTGACATAGCACTTACTGCAGCAGACGTTTGGGCAGCTGAAATTAACCACAGCCACACGCCTCAAGAAATAAACGCAGCAACTGCAGAACAAGGCATGAAAGCGGACTTAGCGGTTCAAGGTGTCAAGCTGAATGGCAGTTTAATTATACCCGATGCTGAAAATGTTGTAGATATCGAAGTTTCCGAACTTGGCGGAGCAACAGCTGAGCAAGGCGCGAAGGCAGATTCAGCGCTTCAGGGCGTCAAGGTAAACGGCACGTTGCTTGAGGCAGATAGCCAAAACATTGTCGATGTAATCGTCAGTGGCGGTGGTGGAAGTTCGTCTGTGACTTATACAGCAGAAATTGGCGCAAATTGGGTAGCCGCAGAGACTGGCGAGTATACTCAAACCGTTGTGGTGAACGGAATCCTGGCCACCGACAACCCGATTGTTGACGTGGTTCTGGACACCGCAAAAAATACAGCTTTAAGCCAGTTAGAAGCTTGGAGCCTTATTTCTAAAATCGAAACTTCTAACGGTAGCATAACTGTGACTTGCCTTGAAGAAGCGCCAACTACAGCGATTCCGATTCAGATAAAGGTGGTGAGTTAGATGGGAAATGCGATTATATCAAGAAGAGAACAGCGTGAACTAAAGAAAACCAAAGAGAATTACGATTTCGAAGAAAAATTATTGCCGGAAGAATTGAAGAGTTGTACAACAAAATATACCTGTTTCTTACCAAACGGGGATGTTTTAATAAGCGGTTATGGCGAGGATATTGGAGTTTGGCACTTTGAAAAAGAGACCCTTTCCTTTTATAAATTATATAACGAAGGCTATTGGTCAACATTTCAACTTTTGGCAAATGGCGACTGTCTAATCGTAAATAAAAGTGACTCCGAGATAACGGGAATCCTATTTTACAATAGTTCAGAAAAGTCTATTACGAAAATTTATGATGAGGGCTATAAATGGGAATATTTCTATGAGTTAAGTAATGGAGATGTCTTAATCAGCAATTCCGCTTCTTCTGTAACGGGTATATATGTATTTAACCATTCGACAAAGTTGATAACAAAAGCATATGAAAGTGGATATAATTGGAGATACTTTTCTGAATTGTCTGACGGAAACTGTTTGATTAGTTCCAGCACAAGCTCATGTGTTGGACTTTTGCTTTATGACCTTGCGACAAATCAGATAACGGTAGCCTATTCAACCGGCTATTATTGGCGCTACGTTTACAAATTATATAATGGCGAACACTTGATATCAGGCGAATATTCGTCCTCCTCGGGTATTTTAAAATACAGTCCAGCAACAAAAAGTATTTCTCTGGTTTATGATTCTGGAAATGGTTTCGCATACTTTTTTGAACCTACTCCAGGAAAATGTTTAATTGGAGCAAATGCATGGCAAGGTGCCGGCCTGTTTTTATATGAGGAAAGTTCCGATACGGTTACAAAAATTTTAAATATAAATGATTACGGTTGGAATCACTATCAAAGCTTGCCAGATGGTGATTTTTTAATTGCCAATAGCAACACAAGTAGTACCGCGGGAATTTTATATTACAACGCTAGCGACGATTCAGCTATAAAGCTTTTTGATGAAGGTTCCTCGTGGAAGAATTTTTTCGAGTTACCTAACAATGACTACCTTATAGGAAGCAGTAACATTTCTGGAGTTGGCGTCTCAAATATAGGAATGCTTTATTTTAATTACGCAGAAAAAACAGTCACAAGAATATATGAAACAGGTTATTCTTGGGAACTTGGCTATAAGCTTGCCGGTGGAGATTGGCTTATTGCTGGAGATAGAGCGAGTGGAGTTTTGCTGTATGATACAACAAATCAGACTTTAACAAGTATTTATGAGGCTAACTCTGGCTGGACAGATTTTTACGACCTACCAGATGGAGATTGCTTGATTATCGGAAGTAGCTATGGTACATCCGCAGGAGTTTTGTTATATAGCGCTTCAAGCAAGACAATAACACAAATTTATGAGCAAGGAGTTTATTGGAAAAACTTTTTTGAATTGCCGAATGGAAATATTCTAATTACAAGTAATAAGTCTTGGTCAACTACCGGTGTTTTGCTATTTGATATCAGTTCTAAAACAATATCAAGAAAAATTAATTACGGCACTAAATATTCTATTTTATCAAATGGTGAATTGATATCATCCGAAATTGATGTGCTTTCTGTAAATGTTGCAAATTATAGTTTGGGCTCATATATGGGTGGCACGGTTAATGGAGATTATATTTTTGCAGAAACAAAAGTTCAAAAAATTTCTGATGGTTCGGTTTGCAATTTGAATGACATATACAGTGTCTCATACCTTTCTAAGTACAATATTGCAGTTGGTTCGAAATTTATAGTTTATAAAAATTAAATGGGAGTTTAACATGAAAGTATTTATTGGCGGCGGGTGACCTCGCTGGACATGACGCGCTGAGGTTTTGCTTAACAATTAGCGCACTCACGCGGAGGACTCTAAGTGCAGGATTTAATGGTTTGAAATTTATAATCTATAAAAATTAAGGAGGCGTTTAATATGAGAGTATTTATCGAAGTCGGCCACGGCGGCACAGATTCAGGAGCGGTCGGGCATTTGGTGGAAAAAGAGGTGAATTTGGTTGAGGCTTTAGCTTGCAAAGATTTTTTAGAAATGCACGGCGTTGAGGTTTTGATGTCGCGAACCACCGACGAAAACGACCCGATAACCGATGAAATCAATGAATGTAACGCATTTGAGCCGGATTTAGCAATAGATGTGCACAGTAATTCCGGGCGCGGCGATGGATTTGAAGCATTTTATCACTATAAAGGCGGCCTCAGCAAAGATTTAGCAGAAAATATAGAGAGCGAAGTTAAAAAAATTGGTCAAAATTCGAGGGGCTGTAAAACGAAATTAGGATCCAGTGGCAGCGATTATTATGCATTTATCCGCGAAACAATTTGCCCCGCGGTGATTTGCGAGGGATTTTTCGTCGATAACGAGACAGATGTTCAAATTGCGGATTCACTGGAAGAACAAAAAGCCTTTGGCACAGCCTATGCCAAAGGTATTTTAAGGACACTTGGAATTTCTATAAAAGAAAATTCATCGCAACCAGAATCAGATAAAA